AAATGATTCCTGTTTCTGAAAATTATTATCCTGCGGCGGAAGCTGCGGAACGTACGTGGCGCGGATGGGTTTCTTTTGGCCTATTTGACGTTACCGCAAAGGGAGACGCCACAGCATCCGCAGAAAGCCAGGGCTTTGCCCCTGCGCAAAATGCAGTTGATTCCATTGACAAGGCTCCGGTGTATGGAACGTGTGAAAAAGACCAGTTTAAAGTTGACGGCAGCATGGAACTTTTCCCGGAGAACACGTTCGGAATAAATTTCGGATGGTGGAGTAAAAAATTGTCCGGAGAAGATGGAACATTTGCAAGCAACCCATCCGTCACATTTTCTTTTGCAAAACTCCATAGCTCAATCGGATTTACGCTTACATTTTCAGAACCCATTTTTGAGATTTCGGCATCCGCATACAACAGCGACACATTGATCGGGACAAAAGATTTTACCGTGGATTCGACAAAAATTAAGCTTAATTTTCCGGTGGAAAATTATAACAAGCTCATATTTGAAATAAAAAAAGTTCTTCCTTACCATTATGCGAAACTGTTAGAAATTGATTTTGGGATCGAATACAAATACAGTGACGAATTGCAAAATCTTTTAAACTTTGATGTACTGGAAGAAATAGACCTGACAAGCAATAAGGTTTCCAGCAACTCCATGACGGTAACGCTGAACAATATGGATCAGCGATTCAATATGTTCAATCCGCAAAATGAAGTTCGATTTTTGCAGGAGCGGCAGGAGCTTACAGAAGGTGCCGATCTACTTGTAAATGGGGAATGGGAATCGGTTCCGCTCGGCAAACACTATTTAAGCAAATGGGAATCCCCGTCGCAAAATACAACGAAATTCACGGCTTATGGCATCCTTTCCCTAATGACAGGAACCTATTATAAGTCTCGAATGTATTCCGCAGAGCGCGGGGAAGTTGTGCTGACGGAGCTTTTTGCTGCTGCCGGGTGCTATGACGAATTGGGCAATCCTTTATTTTATATTCACCCGAATATCCGCGACGTAACTTTGACCGGGTATATCGCCCCAATGAGCTTCAAGGACGCTTTACAGCGCATTGCCTTTGCCTTAGGGGCAGTCATAAAAGTAAACCGGTATGGCAAAATCCTTGTTTACCGGGCGACAGAAGAAACGCGGAATGCCATTGTATTGGATAAAAACACTATTTACCGAAGCCACTCTATTATGGGCACTTTTTCATGCGGACAGGGAATCATTCTTGCAAAAGAGCAGGAACCGCTCCCAAACCCTGCGGTAATAGACCGCTCCCTTTATCAAAGCCCAAAAACGGCGCTTGGAAAATACTACAATCAGGTAAACGTGCAGGAATATGAGTGGGCTCCGAAAGACACGACGGATAAACTCTATGAAGGAACCGTTTCTGGGGACACAGTTATTACCTTTTCTTCTTATCCAGCAACGAGCGTTTCTATTTCCGGCACTTATGAAAGCGCTGAAATATATGCCTGCGCCTGTGCTTTACACGGCGCAAGCGGAAAGATTACCATTACCGGGAAAGTATATCAATCATCCTCAAAGACTGTATCGGCAAAGCTCCCGGACGCCGTACAGAGCGTTACTCCGAATTCTCTTGACGTGAAAGACATTACGCTGATTGGGCAGGTCGATACGGCAGAGTATATAGCCGAATGGGTTCTTGAACAGCTTCAAAAGCGCACGACGCAATCGTTCAAATGGTGGATAAACCCTGCCGTAGAGGCGTCCGACTTTGTGAGCGTTGAAAATGTATTCGGAGAGTACGGAGAGGCGCAGATCAAAAAAATGCACTTTACTTATGACGGCGGCCTTTCCGGAGACAGTGAGGTGGCAGAATGATATGGACAAAGCCTAAAACATGGGAAAGCACGGACATGATCAACATTTCGGATTGGCAGAGAATTGAAGATAATACAAAGCTCATTTCAGATTTTTATGATGCAGTGACGCAGTTCAAGACATGGCAGCATACAGACTTCCCAAAGTCCAGCGAAGTTTTAAGGATGGAAAGCAATATTAACGCAGTCCTAAAAAAATGGGAAAAATCCTTTTCCGGTACGAAAATCGAGATGGATAATATCTTTCCAGGCACACTTTCAAGCCTAATCATTTTCGGAAAAACTCTCGAAATTGGTTCTGGCGAAAAGTCACCGGATAATCCATATACATTTCAGCCTACAAAATCCGTTACAGTAAAGAGTGGAACATTAGAGCAAACATACGCCGTTGACAAAGATGGACTTCCAGATGGCACATCAGACAGCGTTAATGTTGTAAGCGGCGAAAGCGTAATAAGAGTTTGGCGATGGACACTTAAAGGCACAGAAAATTGGAGTAGAGAAAATACAGATACAGCAGGTTTTTATAGATGGAAATTTGCTCGCTCAGATATACTTCATAAACAGTCTGACATTAATCAAGTAATTTCTACACATTACATATCTGCTTTAGATGCAACACAAAAAAGGATACAGTCTGTAAGCCTGTCCACAGGAGATGAAGGAGCAATTTATATTTATGATGAAAAGCACGCACAATCTTCTTTAGACGATTGGAAAGCCTATCTCAAGGCCCAATATGATGCGGGCACTCCGGTTATTGTTGCCTACAAGGCGAATACAACCGCATATAGAACTTTAACACCAAAAAGCATTGAAATTTATGCTCCCTATACAGTAATTACAAACAATACTGGGACATACATGGAAGCAGCAGCAGTTGCGGCAAGTCATACTTTCCAAAGCAAATTTGATTGGAATCTTTTGAATGAAATGGAATCATTGATTTCACAGGTCTATGAATACGTAAAGGAGCTTCAATTCAGCGTAAAGCGCATGGGGACATTCTCAGCAGGCCAGCAACTTTATTTTCCTTTAGGAGGGAACTTATAAATGGCAAAGATTACTTTTCAGGATGAAGAAGGGCAGAACCTGAACCGGTTTACCATTACGCCTGTAGACGGGGAAGCAAATACTTACGATATTTCACGGGCGGCGGACATTACAAAGCAAGGAACGCCTATAAACAAGGCAACAATGGATCATATGGTTCAGTTTGAGGACGTTTCGGGCGGCGAACTGGACGAAACGATCACCGGACGGATTAATGTACAGAAAGACCGGCCGAACGGAATTCCCAGCCTTGACGAAAGCGGAAAAATAAATCCGGATCAGCTTCCCCTTAATTTCTCCGGAAACCTGACTGTTCACGTTGTATCCGAGGATAGTGGCAGTATCTCCGGAACGCGCGTCCGTATCCGCAATGAGCAACTCGGCAGTAATTACGTCCAGCCGCTTGACGCGCTTGGGAACACGACCTTTAGCCTGCTTGACAATCACACTTATTATGTGGTGCTGTTGGATTATCCGTCGCAGTATTACGGCGCGGCGGCGACCGTTACCATTACGGGGGGCGAAACACAGGAACTCACCTTGACGCTGAAAACAACACCGGATATTGTAGGGTGGAGAATCAATAAAGCGACCGGTGCCGTTGAATACACTAACGGCGCGAAGAACTTTGAGCCGATGAGCGTGGCGGGCGGGACACTGAACGCAGGGTCGTGGGAGCAGCATTGGGCCACCGATGTAAAGCCATGCCTGCTGAAAAATATGGTTGTCCAGTACTATCTCAAAAAAACCGGGGTTTTTTTGTATGATTACGAACATCAGGCAAACGGTACTTCGTCGGATATTCGCTCCGGAGACGACGGAGATGTGATGAACGAAATCCCACTGATGTACTACAAGTTTTGGGATTCGACCGACCCGGACGGCACGGTGTGGAACAATTTCGCACTGGCGAAGGAACCGCAGGATGATAGTTGGTGCTGCAACGCATTCTTAAACCGCTCCGGCGTACCACAGGATACAATCTACATTCCGGCCTACAAAGGTTCGAT